GTCCCCACGGACTTCAAATTAATAATGGGAAAGGGGGGGAGGTCTTACACCCAAACAAGAGAAGCCTCACTCTGTAAATAAATCAAACCATTCGTTAACATAACTTTTCCATTCATCATTAAGACATCGCTTCAAGCAAGTGTCCTTATCTTCATCAATAAAGATAAGCTCTGCACCAAGTAACTTACTTAACCTATCTCTATCAGAAGCTAAAGGATAACCACCAATAACATAAGCGTTACGCCACATACCACGTCTAGTCTTAATCATATCTAATATACAATCTCTAATACCAAATACATTACTCTTTAATCTATTAGGTTTATGATACCTATCAGTCTTACATATAGCTTCCCATATAGAATCCATATCAAGTATTAAGTCATCATTATAAGCTACATTATTAACCCAAGTAGTCTTACCAGAACAAGGACTACCATATACAATAAATACACGCTGCTTAAATCCATCAAATCTCTCATGTATCTTATTATGACACTTGAAGTGTATAAGCATTATATTATCAGGATTAAGACTTATATTATAATCATTAACATTAGCGTCAGTCAGTTCTATCTTATGGTGTCCTATACAATCATATTTCTTTATTATAGGTAAACCGCAATGCTCACATATTACCTCACCGTTAGCATTAACACGTTCTAACTTTAATTGCTCTAATAAATTAGTCCATTCTTTTGATTTATAAAAATTATCTAATGTAAACATATCTAACTAATCTTCATTAAAAATATTTTATAATTTAATGTGCGGTTGTTACCAGACGTTAAACTATGATATACTTCAAAATTTATACGATCAGTATATAAAACTACATTAGGACTTCTCCCATTTCCAAAATTGCCAAAATAAGGATAACCATAAACATTATTTGCACCAACCCCAGATGTAGTCATAGTCCCCAATACAACTGTATTATCTGCTGTAAATCCACTTGGATAATTGATATCTATACTATTCGTTTCATTAGGTACTAATGTTATTTGTCCAGTTAATATTGCTATTGGATTATGATTAGTAATTAATGATTCAACTTCAGTTTTATTGTATACATTGGCTAACGTGATATTAATTTCATTAATATTATTCGTTAAGTTAGTATTTATACCATCCATGTCATTTATTAAATCATTTTTTATACTATTGACTTCAGTTTTACTATATGTTTCTGTTTTTTTATAATAACCATTTAAAAGATTATCAACTTGATCTTTTGTATATCCAGGCTCTAAACACATATTTTCACAAATTACATATGTATCTTCATGTGCCATACATTCACCTCCTAATAAATAATTTTATACTGTTACATCAACATGTAAATAATTAGTATTGATATTATATGAATAGTTCACAAAAGGAATTTTTGTAGCAGTATTAACATAAATTAATTGTCTAACAGTTTCTGCTTTTTGACCTTTACATCTTAAATCATTAGCTCTAAATAATTTATGTTTACTATTTTTAACTCCACCGACTTCTGTATTTCTCTTATCACATCTAATAGTACTAGTTAATGTAACCGCTGAATTGTAATAGTTTCTAATGTATTGGTCTATCATTATTAAGTGCATAGGAATTTTATTTCTTAAACCATTCCAACCATCACAATATTTTTTCTTACAGGTACAATAGAACTCACTTTCTTTAAAGTTCTTAAAATATTTCCAATCACTTGATACCATGTACGGACTTTTACAATAAGACTCATATATTTCTCTTAATAATTTATCAGTTTCTTCTGTGTATGTTTCAGATTTTTTATTTAAGAATATAATATTGAATTGCTTGATTGCTCTTTTAGAACCAGTACCAATAATTCCATCAATCTTAGCTGTGTATAAACCAATCTTTTTTAAATATGTTTGTCTTTCTTTTAAAGAAAGCATTTGATACACCTCTTTTGCGTCTTCTATTACCTCACTAGGCTTAGTTTCAACCTCTTCTTTTGGTTCTTCTTCAATTGGTGTAACTATATCAATAATAGGTTCTTCTTCTAAATCAGTTTCTTTTTTATCTTTATAAGCAAGTACATTTAATATAAACTCAATTATTTTTGATAAAACATCTTTCATTATTTCTCCTTTGTTTCAGGTAACCCAGCTAATGAAGTTAATATTGATAAAATACCAGCAAGTATTGAAGCACTTACTACCATAGTCCAATTAACATCACCTAAATATGCAGCTGTGCCAATTGTTGCAATTGCTGTTTGACAAATTGTTTTAACAGCTCTAATTCCTGCTGCTTTTGCCCATTTCTTCATACTATCACTCCTTTACTATTACTATTATTAAAATACATTTACCAAGCTTCATTTTCTCGATAGATATATCTACCAAGCTTCATTTTCAGCTTGTTTTTCTTTTAATTCTAATTCACGTTTTTTAAGTTCTAAATTCTGTGGATCACGACTCCAGCCTTCGTCTTTCGCCCAGTGTTGTAATAAAACTAAACCAGCTGCTGTATCAGGTAAGGCTGTTTTTGTTGTTATTTCTGTACGAACTTTTCTAGCTGGTATAATAATTTCACCATCATCATATTCAATTTGTTCTACAACCACTTTCTTTTCTTCGTACTGAAAACCTTTAGCTCGTTTCAACATTGCTGCTTTAATTTCTTCAACAGGTTTCTTTCGTCCTTTTTTTAAGAGGTCGGAAAATTCCTTGTGTTTAGATTTATAATCATAAAATGTACTCTTATGAATACCCAAGTTGTTCCAAATCTCTTTTTCTGTAGCACCTAAACTAAGCCATTCATTAATTTCATTGAATCTAGCTTTTACATGAGTTTCATATTTGCCAGGAGCACCTCTTGCTTTAGTCATATTCATCACATCTTTTTAATATTAGTTTCTAAATCATCAATTCTATGATTTATTACTTTAATTTTTTCTTCTACGACAGGCATACGTTTAGCGAAATTGTTATGTTCTCTAACTTCACGTGTCAATTCTTCGAGTTTAGTATCAGTTACTGCTTGATTCTTATTATTTGCGACAATTACACCCATAAGTGTTAATCCACCTGTTATTAACGCAGCAATTATACTTTCACTCATATATCAACACCTTCTCTCATAATAATATTATATTACAATAATACATTTTTTAACATACCATCAAAAGGACATATAAAAGGACATATAAAAGGACATAAAAAAAGAACTTAATCATTTTTAAGTTCTGCTTGTTTTACTAAATATTTTTGTAATTTTAATAAATCTAGTATGTCAACATTTCCATCACGATTAACATCATACTTATTAAAACTTAATAATGCTGAAAAGAATCCACATACATAAATACATATCACGCATATTATTGTTATAAATAATTTTTTATATTTTTTCATTTAACCTCTCTTATTTTTAAGTTCTAAATATTTATCAAGTATCCAATTTATAGTTTTATCGTCATCATTTATTAATTGTATTTCTTTTAGCCACTCTTCAAATTCATCTACTTGATCTGGATTGGTGATTATTATTTTGTTATCAATAAGTTCAATATTAGCTTCTGTTCCAGGTTCACCTATACCAATTTTATCTCTCATTTCTTTAGGTATTGATAATCTACCTAATTTGTCAAATTTTCTATTCATCCTTTAACCCTCCTATTTCTATAATAACTTTTCTTATTTCGTCTATCCATATTGTTAAAATATGATTTTTATATGTATATTCAATTACTTTAATTTTAAATTTCTTCTGCAATTCATCAATATTAAATGCTATTTCTAATAATTCACTTCTTGTCATTTTCTTCTCCAAAATATTCTTTTAGTAACCTTTTTTCTTCTTCTCTTGATATTTCACCAGATAATACACAACAACTTATAACTAATGCAATGATAACCAAAAATATAACTATCATTAATATAAATAATATTTCTTTCATTTAATTCTATTATTCTCCTTATTTCTATAGTTCCAATTAGTCACATAATGACTGATGTTATCTATAGTTATCTCGTCCCAACCTAACTCTTCAAGTTCTTTTTCAAAATCTAATACATTTTTCTTTTGTCTTAATAATCTTTTATATAAAGCAATAATTTTATTTCTATCAGTTTTCTTTTTTATGTATAAACTATCTAAAAATAAATCAAACTCTTCCATCATTTCTAAGTCCATGATAATTTCTCCTATTTCTTCTATTAGTCCAACCTTTTTTAATTTGTTCACAAGTTAACTCTGTAAATTTATTTAATTGTGAACCATAATAAAATATCTGATAATCAACTATTTCTTTATATAAAATTTCTGCATTAACCCCACTGAATTTAGAATTTATTTCATTTATAAATTTTCGTCTAATAACGACTTTATCTTTATATTTATGAAATATATAATCTTCATAATTCAATTTAATGTTTCCTTTCTTATTTACTTAATTCTACTCTACAAAATGTTTCACTATTTCCACCAGCGATACATTTTTCAATTGCGTTAATAGTCATATTATTAATAGAAACAGCTAATACTATTAATGATCCTATAATTACTATTAATGCAATTATTGATTTTATTTTATCGTTTTTTTCTTCTTTTAAATTTTGTTCTTTTAACATTGCTCTTTCTTGGTTCTTTTTAAGTTCTTCTGGACTCACTATAAATTCTGGTTCATTAATCTTATTCATTATTTCACCTCCTCCTTTTTTAAAATAACTTTATACATGCTATCGAACCCTACACATGATCCGAAATATATAACTCTGTCACTTTTACTTGTTCTATTTTTAGTCCAAACATAATCTTCAATTAATCCTTCCGCTTTTGCTTCAACTACAACCTCATTTCTTAAACTTGCTATTGTTCTTGTTGTATTTTTTAATTTTTCATTCAATCTTTCTTCTAATATTTTTTTAATTTCTTCTTTCATTTTTATCCCTTTCCTTTTAACAATTATATATTACCATATTTTGGTAATAATGTCAATATAATTTTTAAATTTTCTGAAAGTTTACAAAAAAGACACTCTATGAGTGTCTACATGAATAATTCTTCTATAGTGTTGTCACTAAATAATATTATTTTCAAATCATTGATAAGTCTTTTTTTATTCCTAGAAATTGTTTTTTCATCAACATCATAGAATTCAGCAATTTCACTTCTAGTTCTGCGTTCAAAATAAAACATTTCTATAATTGAATAATATTGATCTTGCTCTATAGTTTCTAAAGCACTATCAATTATATTTAAGAGTTTTTTAGTTTTAATAGTATTGTCTGGATCATTCATATATGCTTTTTTATAACTATTATAATTTTTTAAAATATCTTCTGTTTTCTTATATGCACTTTTACTACTGTTTTTCATTAGCCCTGATTTTTTTAATTTCACTACTGTTTGAGTAGTAACTTCATTTATTAAATTTTTAATATCATCACTCATTAATTATCCTCCTAAATGATAACGAACTATTGTTTGTGGTTACAAGGTTACAAGTAAATCTCTATTATTTATATTTTTTTTCTTTTAGCCGAGAAAGCCGAGAATATATATTTTAAATTTCTCGGTAAACCCGGTAAATTATAATAATTTTAAAAATTACTTGTTACTTGTAACCTTTTGTCTTGAAACCCCCATAAATAAAGGGTTTGCGACGGTTACAAGTAAAAAAATTTACTTGTAACTTTCTTGTAACTTGTAACCTTTTACTTGTAACCACTTGTAACCTCTTGTAACCCTATTTTTGAACATAAATTCTAATCGCTCTACCTTGTATTTTTGAAACCTTTGTTTCCAGATTAAAGTACTTATTAATCTTCTTACCAAATTCACGATTACTTAAAGGTGTATAATTTTCACGTATGCAAAATTCATTATATTTTTTATAAACTTCTGCTGTAGATTCGTTTAATACATCATCAAGATTAATCTCTTTTAAATAACCAAGAACAGGATCGTTAGTTTCTTCGTATTCTTCTAACTCACGTTGTACACTTTCACTAATAGTAAATCGTCTAGCAGCAAGTACTCTTTTAAGTCCTGCTATTCCTAATTGAATTAAATACTCAAGACTCTCTTCACTCCTAAGTTTATACTTGATGTAAGGGTCGAAATCAGGGTCATCAGGACTAAACCTAGCGTTAAAGGGTATTATAATAAGCCTATCTATAATCGCCTCATTCCCCCTACTTTTACCCATTCTAGGAATGCTATTTGCACTAAACAACAACTTGCAGAAAGGATTAAAGTCAAAAGGCTTTTCAAACTTCTTATTTGTGTTTACTCTGTCCCCTGAAACTATCTTCTTAAACATGGCTGTATCAACAATAAACTCATCAGAAATATCATCGCCAATATTAGCAAGACTACCAGCTAAATTAGCAACCTTAAATTCATGATTAAAGTCTTTTAAATCTAGCGAACTAGTATTATCCTCACCTAATACCTCACGAATCATATCTAAAAATGTACTTTTACCATTAGACTTTTCACCAATTAAGATGAATGCTTTTCTAAGCTCACTCCTCTTATAAAATGTATAACCAACTACTTCTTCCATTAAGAGTCTTAAATTATTATCGTTACAAGCTAACTTATTAAGAGTTTTATCTACTACTTCTGTGTAAGCTGCTGGATTGTAATTGTGATCGATTTTATTAGTAATTATAATAGACGGATCATAGTCAATAAGCTCATCATTCTCAACGTTGTATATTCCGTTCTTGAATGCTATAAAATTAGCACTAGAACCACGTGTGTTTTTATTTAAAAGTATATCCAGGTATGCTAATACCTCTTGACGTTTAGTTCTATTTAAATTAGGTATATGTTTAATCATTACCGATTCAATTTTATTAAGTCCAGCAACATAAATACCATCTTCATAAATATGCAGCTGTCCGTTAATTTTACAAATATGATGTTCTGATATTAGAAACCTAGCGAACTTATCAAATAAGAACTGGTTCTTTTCAAAGAAGTTAGGTTTCTTGAAAGCGTCCTCTCTTAATATCACGTGAAGTTCACTTTCACTTAATGAATCACTAACAACATATTTATTGATAATCTCAATACATTCTGTAGCTTCATCTTTACTAAAACCAGCACTTTGAAGTGTTAGGATATAGTTAAAGAATGCTTGATTTCTACCATCACCAGCAGCCATATTATAAAAGTCTATATTACTGCTAATTGGTAACATCCACTTTGGTAGTTCGTCGTATTCCTCCCCATCTAATTTATCCCACTCAACGAAACGTTCCTTATTGTCAAACTTAAGTACTCCATAAGAGTTCTTTTTCCGACCAATCTTAATATCAGCTGTTAGTCCACACGCTAACTTAGTGTGAGTTTTGCACGTATTTACGCTGTTATTCTTGAAATAAAAGTGTTTCCCTCTAGTGGTCTGAAAAACCTTACATTTAAGTTGATACGCTTCTACTATGTCCATCATTATTTCACTTTGAGCAGCGTCATCTATATCAATTAAAATTGTATCTTCACCAAGTACACCAGCATATTCTGATAAGTCTTTAACTTCTTCATAAGACTTCATACTTCTAAAATTGGTTTTTGGAATTTTGTTTGAAGTGGGTAAATAACCTTTAAATAACTCCATATTTATTCACCACCTAATTTTCTACCACAATAAGGACAATACTTTATTAGGTATTGATAGTTTTCAACATCTAATACTGCCTTACCATTTGTTTCATAAATGTGTGTACCTCTATGATAAAACCTAGAATCTTTATAATTATCAGGTTTAAAGTCTAAATGGTGTTTTACACCCTCGAAACTATTAGTCCAATTATCAGCTACTTCTTCGCAATAAGGACATAGTTCTTTAGCTTTCTTTGGTTCGTCCATATTTACACCTCCTCTTTCATTAAGCGTCTAAATTAAACTTTTCTTTCAGTCTCTTTTTAGTTAAATCTATATACCAAGAACGGTCTAATTTATCTGGTACTTTTTTATTTTTAATATCACTATTATCTATAAAACAATGTTCTGGAGTATTTGCGAACTTTTCAGGGTTCTTGTCAAGGTTCTTAACTTTGTAAATAGAAGTATCGTTATTATTTTTACTTGCGAACACTCTAAATGTTTTATCATTAAGAACTTTTTCATTGTGTAACCCATGCATATACTTACCACTAATCTTAACTATCTTCTGGAACATCATTAAATCATCACAATTATTTATAGTTACCCCCACAGGTATATTTTCGGTCATATAATCAACCATAGCCTTATTGATTATTGGTAAATCATTATCAAGTGCTGACAATGCTTTAACATAAGCACCTTTTGACTTACAATTTCCATCATAGTCAATTATTAAATAGTTGTTTACATCTCCTTGTAGGACTTTTTTATAAGAGTCAAAACTCATATGAAGTCCTGTTCTCTTCTCCCACTCGTAAACTGTATCATCAAGTAAATCAAAATCTTTAGTTTTAATTTTAATCAGAATACCATCAGTGTTACTTTGGATAAGTTCACAAAATGGCTCTATTTTTTCAATTAAATCAACTATTAGAACTTGTCCGTAAACACAGACTAATTTTCTATGAAGTGGATCGTACATTGGATTAAATTGGTCACCTTCTGCACCATATGTTATATTACATATTCGCTTGTAAGGTTCACGTTCTTTTTTCTTCTTCTCTTTTTTAAGTCTTAAACTGGTGTGAAGTATATCTTTAAATTTTTCATAATCACTAACCGCACGACTTAATAATTTATATTTAATCATAATTGTTGGATATAGTTGGTCCACATCTGCCATGACTAACATTTCGTCATCTTTACACTCATATGAATATTTATTCACAGCACCATGTAATCCACCCCAAGCAACTACATGAGGAATTCCAGCAATTTCACATTCTAACTTAGCGTTATCATTATAGTTCTCACTATTCATAAACCAATCAGCAATAAATTTATACTTACTTAATTTTAATGTTTCTGGAAGTCTTATGTCCCAGTCATCATTAAACTCCTGTTTCACTGCTCCAAGAATAATTGCTGCTAATTGAGCTTGAGTTTTACCGATATAAGAAAGTGGTAATTTAAATGTCTTGATTAACGCCATTTGTGAATCAAACTCATTTTTCTTTTGTAAGAATACTTCAACAGTTTGTTCAACATCGTGTCTACAATAATAAATAGTTTGGTCAAGTTCTCCAGCCGTTAGTTTTCTATCAATATCAAACGGAACTTCTGTTTCTCTGATATCATTACCCATAAAACCTTCAAGTGTTTTCAAACTTCCCATCGTTTTATTACTCATAACATCATAATTTATCATTGGAAAATTATTAAACAATTTACTAAATGAATAACCATTCTTCTTGTCCTGGATTATATGTTTAGATATTTTGTAAGGATCAAAATCACATAGTATACCTTTTAAAATAAATTGGTCATATCCTCTTGAGTTGTAGCCAATCCAAATATCGTTTTTATGTTGATTATAATATTCTTCTAAACGCTCTTTATCATTAACAATAACTTGTTCTGTGTGATTAATAGGGTCTATAAGCACGACTAACCAGTCGTACTTAAAGACCTCAAAGTCGTAAAATATAAGCATAACTAACTCACCTGCCTCTAACAAAACATCTTATCTAAATGATATTTTTTAAAGTCTTGATATTGCTTTAGTAACTCTTCTTCTTTTTTTATATCTTCATCAATTTTGTCAAATATTTTTGCTATATGTTCTTGTGTCTTTATATCATTGTGTATTACTAATTCCATATAGTTAAATACTTCTGGTTGAATGTTTATTCCTGTTTGATATTTTGCTAAAAATTCTGGTAGTAAATCACTTATAATATAATACAAGTATTTAGTATTGATAACTTTATTATTACAAGTTAATACTACATATTGACTTTCTACAGTGGTATGTTGATCTAAGTAAAATATTTGTCCTTTACTAGCTGATACTTGAATAATAATATTTCCTTTGTTATAAATCTTATCTTTTTTAGCTCTTTCAATTTGTACTAAATCTAATAACTTTACTTTTTTATAATCTTCTAAATTCATAAATCACCCCAACCATTCCATCATAGGTTTTATTGCTTTTGAATAATATTCTTTTTCTTCTGGTGTAGTTCCCTCTAATTGTTCAAGCATTCCTTTAAGTTCTTTTTCACACTCTTTAGTTTCTTTTTCAATTTTTATTATGTCTAGCACAACCTCTTTTAAATCTGGAAGTGGTTCTTTTTCAAATGTGTCAACGTATCTTGGAATGTTTAAGTTATAATCATTTTTTACGATTTCTTCGTAAGTAGCTAAATGTGAATATTTTTCTATTTCTTTTCTATTTCTAAACGTATCGACAATTTTATCAATTTGTTCTTCGTTCATATCATTTTGTTTTGATTGACTAACAAAATTTTTAGAACTATCTATAAACAAGATATCCTTTGTTGTTCTGTTCTTTTTAAGAACTAAAATCAAAACTGGAATCGAAGTGTTTAAAAATAATTTATCTGGTAGTCCTATAACTGAATCAATTAAGTTATTTTCTATTAATTGTTTTCTTATTTCACCTTCTGCTTGTCCTCTAAATAAAACTCCATGAGGTAAAATTATAAACGCTTCACCACTTTTATTAAGTCTGTAAAGTATATCAAGTACAAAAGCATAATCAGCTTTACTCTTTGGTGCTAATTCATATCCTGTGAATCGTTCATCTTGTTTTGGTTCCCACGCTATTGAATAAGGTGGGTTAGATATAACTAAATCAAACTTTTCTTCATCAATTTCATTTATTTCTTCAATATCACTAAATTGACCATTATTAGTTAATTTATAAATGTGAGATATTTTATCTTTTAAGATATCCGTTTGAATTATTAATCCGTTTATTCCTCTGATGGATAGATTAAATAATAAAACAGGAATTGATCTACTTGATAATTCTTCACATTGGTAATACGCTTCTTTGTCGGTGTTATAAGTAAATATACTAAGTGAACCAGTACCACTACATACATCTAAAACCTTATCTGCTTTATCATGAAGTTTTGATAACAATTGACAAAGACAATCTGGAGTATAATCTTGTTTTAATCCTTTTCTATCAGCGTGTTCTTCTTGAAAATAATCACGAAAAACATCATTAGATAAATCAATATCATACTTCATAAAATCGTTAAATAATTTTATTCTTGTTTCTTTATCACTTAACAATTTCATAAGTTTGTCTGGTAACTCAAAACTTTCTTTTATTCCAATTAAATTGTTTATAATTTCATTGTTTAATTCCACTTTATACCTCCTCACAATATAAACTTTTAAATTCTATTTTATTAGTGATAAACATTTTTCTTGCTTTATCAATAGCTTCTAATGTATCCGTTGCTTTAACTAATACTTCATTAAATATTTTTGTGTCCACGTGTCCCATATAGATAGAATTGTCACATCTTTACTATCGTTTAAATTACTAATCCAATAACCATTGCCAAGGTAAATTCCTACATGATGAATTACCTTATCTTCTCTAGTACTGAAAAACATTAAGTCACCTTTTTTCATATTTTTAAAAGTGATAGGTGTCCCAGTATTAGCCTGATATTTACTCACTCTAGGAATAGTAATTCCAAACTTTGAATAAATATGTTGTGTCCATCCACTACAATCAGTTAAATAAGGTGCATTCTGTCCCCCATATTGATAAGTAGTAATGGACTTTAAGTTTTTAGCATAATCAGTTAAATCAGTAGCTGTATCTCCACTTCTAACTGCTACTTGATCACCAATATTAATTTTATTTACATCGTCAATTTGTGGATTCAAACTAACTAAATCAGAATAGTTCATACCATGTTTGTTAGAAATTTTCCACATCGTATCGCCGCTTTTAACACTATAAGCTGCGTCAACTTTACTTGTTGTGAACATCAGCATAATTGGTATTAGTAATACTAATTTTTTCATTATGAGTTCACCTCCCATTTAAGGGTGGAGTATGTGAAGTGTTTCACATACTCGTATAAATTTTTTATTCTTCAACTTCGTAAATGTCTGTGATTTCGTAAGTTTTATAACCTTGTTTATTTTCGCCGTATTCAAGAGCATATTCTAATACACCATCGATAGCTTCGTGAATATCTAAAAGTAATTTAGCATATTGAGAATAGCTTTCAAATTCTACATCTATTCCAGAATCTAAACTTCTTAATAATTCATTGTTTGAGTGGATCATAAATCCATCATTATTAGTTCCATAAACTACTTTGTTATAGAATATTAATGAACCTTTATATTCACCATTTAAAATCTTGAACCAAATTGAAACCATTGGATTTTGAGCTTTACTCTTATCTCTTGCGTTTCCATTTGAATCTGTATTACTCATAGTAAGTTCCATTTTTTCAACTTTTACTTCATAAGTTCCAGTTGGTACTTCTTTATAATTGCCACCATTTTCAGCAGCTTCCTTAATATCTTTTTCTAACCCCTCAATATCTACACTTTTATCAAATTTACTAAAATCCATAATTATTTTTCCTCCTTAATTTTATTAATATCTTCTTTGTTAACGTATCCTAAAGTAATTCCGTTATCAATTTCAATATCATGTATACCAGTTGCAGTTAAATTAGTTATTGTACAAATATCTCCTAATTCAAATCCGTTTGTACACTCATTTAATTTAACTAATTTAACTTTATCTCCAACTTTAAGTTCTGTATCTTCTTGTTCTTCTTCATCAGTAGTAAACATATTATTAACGTTATCAATTATTGTATTGATAGTTTCACTTAATTTATCACCATACGTTTTAACTAATTCATCATATTTTTTAGCCTTGTCATAAAGCTCATTATATTTTTCTAAACTTAAATTTACATAACTAGTGTCTTCCATCTTTTCTTTCCTCATCTTTCTTATTTCCACTAAATATTTTATTTAATGGGTTACTTTCTAATTTTATTTTTTCCATTTTTTCTTTATTTTCTAATTTCATTTTTTCTATTTTTTCTTTATGGTTGAAATACATTGTTTCCCCCATTAGAATGATTAACCCTATAAAAAGTATCGCAGTTAATACTAACACTACCATTATTCTTCAACTCTCCTTCTTCTACGTCTTACTGGAGCTTCTTCTGTTGTTGCTTCCTCTGGTGCTTTAGGTTGTGGTTCTTCCTCTACAACCTCACGTGGTTTACGTGTTCTTCTAACTGGTTGCTCTGGTGTTTCAACTTCAACTGGTGCTGCTGTTGCAACTTCTACTGGAGCAACCTCTGATACATCTTCTTTAGTTTCTGTTGGTTCTGAATTGCTTTCAACACTTCTTCCATTTCTTTTTGGTTTAGAAGTTTCTTGAACTTTAGCACTGGGAGTTGTTCCACTATTTGCTTCATCATAAACTTTCATCAATTCCTCATATTCGCATGGAATCTCATTTACTTGAACATTTAAACGTCCTCCACCAAAGATAACTTCGTTAGTCTTGAAACTGATTACTCTATTGTTATCATCAGCAACAACTCTTGCTACTAAGTCAACCATACCTGCAATTTTTAACGCTGGTTTATCACCTAAGTTTGGTTTAATACTTGTGATCTTGTCGCCTGATTTTTTCATGATATCTTTAGAAGTATCTTCATGACTAATCAAAATGATATTTTCATAGTTCAAGTTCATTAGTCTTTTGATAGTACTTAAATATTCAGTTCTTACTTTATCCCAAGCTCTAAAACTATCATCACTTTCATGTGTAATTCCAAGTTGATCATACATATAAAGTCTACATTGCTCGTAAGTATCCTCAATTAAATCAAGTACTATTGTTTTGAAATCATTTTGCTTTTTCTCAAGTTCTGAAATAACATCTTTTAGAACCTCCCAAGCAAATTGTTTCTTTGTAATTCTACCTTCTACTGTTACAACATCTTTAATATCAACATGAGGTGGAATACCTCCAGGTAGTTGAGTATAGTTTCCGTCAGTACTTAATAAAAGTATATCTGGGAAACTATTAGCTAAATAAGTCTTACCACTAAATGGTGCTCCATATAGCCAAATCT